CTTCTGTGTTGTGCGATGCTGTTGCACCACTTGGATTGCTTTCGCCTGTTCTGGGATGTACGTTGACGATGGCCAAATACTCGGCATTCGGTTTTACGATAATGGCTGGAGGAGTAATCTCCGCCTTTTGTTTACTGAGTGTGATTAAGATTGGCTGTCATGTTGTTGGAAGTGTGCCGATTGGTGTTCAATACCTGGCGCGAAGCATTCTGGATTATAGTGCGACGCGGCCTGGTTTAGATCCAAATCGTGCTCGCAGGACTTTCCGAGAGCTCCCACTGGTGGATGTTAAATTGCCGACCAATCATACCCACGCATCTAGTGCGCGGGATAGGACGGCAGTTTCAGCATTCTCTGTGTTGTATGGCAGGAATATTGGCATGGAGGCCTATTTCTACCAGATGAGCCAGCAAGACCAGAAGCTGGGCCGGCAAGGCTCGCGAGAATGGTTTTGGGTTAAAGACCTTACTGCGGCACGAAGGGATTATGCTCCACCGGCAAGGTGTTTGGAGGTTATGGTTGATGTTGACATGTACGTTGACATGCCCACCCATTTGGCTCAGAGTTTTAGGCCAACCCTCTTATACACATTCCAACCCTCACAAGCAGCACGTGAAAGTAAGGAATACTCGTATACGTTCCGGGAAGATGGATCTGTCGAGTACCACGTGACTGGCGGCGATAGATATGCTCACTGGGTATGGAATTACAGTAGTGACTTTGTGATCTGCGAGGACACGTTTCTTGGAATACCATGGAAGTCCGCAGCCTATCGCGTTGATCGAGTCGGTGTGTCGACTGATCGTGAGATGGTCATGTTGTTGCCCGTTGCTGGGTGGAATTTTCCTTTCTCTGGGTGGTTGGCTACTTGGTTGTATGGCCGCCGCCTTGCTAGATTGGATGTTCGTGACGGAAAATATGCGAGGTTACATGTGAATCGGGATGGGATGCAAGTTAGTACTGCCAGGTTGGGCCACTACGCTTGCGCTACCTTACCAGCATCCATGGATACCTCTCTTTCAATTATTGCCGAGGAGTCGGCATTTGCGCTTACACATAGTCAAGTTACCGCGAAGTTGAAAGATAACGCTGCCGGTTGTGCAGTGTTAATGGCGTATCACCGTCTGAAGAATCCACGAGTTCCAGCGCTAGTAGCACCTGTGGCCAGTGCCGTCAGAGCGTACGAGTTCAACCCTGAAGTGCGAACCGAGTTGCCTAAAGTGGCCATCCAAGCGTATATGTCACCAATCATCAATGACGCTTTTGCACCCAGGATTAGTGCTGCCAACGAGAGGCAGGCTGTCCGTGGGCGCATTGAGGATGTTAGGCCACAAGAGCTGAAGTGCTCCGGATGGATGTCCGATGTGATGCACGAATTCTTGGAACGCTTTATTCCTGAACCTCACACCCTGGAACCAACGGATGATGAGGAGGTGATGGACAGGCAATCGAGGCCTGGCCAACGACGGATCATTGAGGTGAGTCAGGCGGCAGAACCTTCAAGAGTTATCACTGGGTTTATTAAGCGTGAAGCTTACGCTAATATTAAAGATGCCCGTGTAATCTCAATGATCAACGGCTGTGATAAACGTGCATACTCGTGTGTTACGTATGCATTTGAGAGGCTGATCAAGACTCAGAAGTGGTATGCTTTTGGTCAGTCACCCAAGGCCGTGTCTCAGCGCGTTGCTGAAATGTGCATGAATGCTAACTCCGTAGCTAATACAGACTATTCCCGTTGGGACGGACACGGGTCAAATCTTATGCGGATGTTTGAGCGCATGGCTTACTTGCGAGCATTTAGAGAGGAGTTCCATGAGTTGGTCTCTGATCTACATGGTGCCCAGTATAAGTTGCGAGCATTTATGGCGTTAGGCACTAAGTTTATGACTGAATACGCGCGAACTAGTGGGTCCCCGGATACAAGCTTGATGAACACATTATTCAATGCATTTATTGCTTTCTTAGCCTATAGGATGATGGGCATAGATGCGAACACGGCATATGAGAAGCTTGGTATTTATGGCGGGGATGATGGCCTGACCGCTGATGTGGATGTTAAGATCTACGAGAAGGCGGCTAAGAAAGTAGGCCAGGTGTTGACCTTTGAGCCAGTACTTCGTGGGCAGATTGGAGTTAAGTTCCTAGCACGATTGTACTCACCTGATGTGTGGGAGGGTTGTCCGAACAGCATGTGTGATTTGAAACGTCAATTAAGTAAATTTCACACTACTGTGCGGTTGCCTGATGGTATCACACCAGTTGATAAGTTGTTAGAGAAGGCGCGGTCCTTCTTGCAAGGCGATAGGGAGACACCAATACTAGGAGATTATTGTCGAATGGTTGAGCGACTGAACGGTGGTAAGATTGAGGCCAG